ATATATACCACCTCACATTATTAGTTTATCATAATATTGTTTAGAATTTATTCAAGTAGCGGTCATAGTAAGACCACAATTGAATTTTCAGAACTTGGGTTGAATAATATGGAATCCCATAAATCTTACCATTTGGAGCCAAGACACCACCATTCCATTTGTATGTGCCGGGTAAATTACCAAACAATGTTAGATTTTGAGTTTCAGGATCGATTTCTAAGACTTGAGTTGAATTAAACGGAATTCCATAAATCTTTCCATTTGGAGCTAAGACACCACCAATCCATTTAGCTGTACCAGATAAACTGCCAAACAATGTTATATTTTGAGTTTCTGGATCGATTTCTAAGACTTGGGTTGAATTACACGGAATGCCATAAATCTTTCCATTTGGAGCCAAGACACCACCGTACCATTTGCTTGTATCACCTGAAAGACTACCAAATAATGTTATATTTTGAGTTTCTGGATCGATTTCTAAGACTTGGGTTGAATTACACGGAATGCCATAAATCTTTCCATTTGGAGCCAAGACACCACCGTACCATTTGCCGTACCAATTGCTTGCATTTGAAGATAAACTGCCAAACAATGTTATATTTTGAGTTTCAGGATCGATTTCTAAGACTTGGGTTGAACTACACGGAATGCCATAAATCTTACCATTTGGAGCTAAGACACCACCGTACCATTTGTATGTGCCGGGTAAATTACCAAACAATGTTAGATTTTGAGTTTCAGGATCGATTTCTAAGACTTGAGTTGAAGAATATGGAATTCCATAAATCTTTCCATTTGGAGCTAAGACACCACCGTACCATTTGTATGTATCACCTGAAAGACTACCAAACAATGTTATATTTTGAGTTTTAGGATCGATTTCTAAGACTTGGGTTGCATCCCGCGGAATCCCATAAATCTTTCCATTTGGAGCTAAGACACCACCAACCCATTTAGCTGTACCAGATAAACTGCCAAACAATGTTATATATTTTATAGACGGATCATAATTCAATGCAAGTGGTTTTTTATTTGTGGTCAGTGATGCCATTACTTCGTCTATATGTTTTCCATCTAACATATCTGTATGCAATCCATCAACAAACTTTGTTTTAGCATTATTTCCAAGTACAAAAGGTGCATCTGGTGTATCAAAAGTGTGCTGTGCTGTTATGGTATCTGAACTATCTTTTTTAACTGAAACATTGTTTAATTCTTCTGTGTTGCTTTCAATACGGTTCATATCGTTCTTTGTTGGAGCATCCGCTTTTTGCCAATCTGTTTTAGGTGTTTGCCATGTCATTCTGCTCGCCTCCCCTTTATAGATGATCTTAAAACACCATTAAATTGAAATTCTTGTCTAACAATGTAAAAATCAGCAGTTTCAAAATCGTCCTGAATAGAGACCTTATCGCCAAGCTCCAAAGACGGATCGCCTTTCCAATTTACTGTAAATGTTCTGCGAGAAATGGAAGAAATCTGTAAAGCTTTGTTAGCTAACTCTTCGGCGTGATCGCGTTGCTGAATTAAATGACAATTTTTTATTAAATGTTTAAGCACGCCGTTTTGTGCAATACTATTATCATCTTTTACAATCGCGATTTCTTTGCCCATGCCCTTAATTGGATTTCCATCTGCTTTGAGTATGAAATCACCGGCGTTAGGCGAATATACGGTTACATCTGCTCCCCAAGAATAATAATCAATGTTAGTTATAGTAAAACCAACCGGCGCTTGTTTAGCAGTTATGTTAACGCTTGAGGGTATATTATTGTATTCTATTGTAACAATCTTAGTTTCATCTGCTTCAATCGGTATTGGAACAGAAGAGTCATAAAGCGTCTCGATTTGTGTTTCTTCTACGAGTGGATACATTGTAACTTCCACATAATTAATTATCTCATTATGTAATACTGGATTAATTTTCTTAAAATAATCTGACTTTGTTAGCGTTGCAACACTGTTCCCTTGGAACATCGTATCGATTGTTTTTATATATATTTTCCCATCTCTTCCGCAATAAACAAATCCCAAACAAGCTTGTGCGATGCGCTGAAGAGCTTGTCTGTGAGACATAACTTTGAAATAGCCATAAGGAATTGTATAACTTTGTAAGGCAGAATCTATCCAATACTCGTCACTTTTTAAGCCGGCATCAATTAGAACATCCTCAGCAAGCTCATATAAGCTAACATTTCGTTTTAAGACGCTTGTTCTATACAAAGATTGATCTAATAAAGTTAGCTTATCCTGCGCAGTAACAGTGACATATAATTTATCTTCTGGTACATTCCATTCTGTTGTCCAAAATTCGCCAAGATTAACGAATTCGCCGTCTTGTGGCGGATTGCTTTCAAAATCCTTATAACTGATATAAACATTAATTTTTCTATGCGGTGTCAGTGCACCGTAGAGTGGTGAAGACGTGTTTCCTGCTGAAAATTTGTTATCTCTATTGTACAAGGATAATTGAACTTGATTAGTTGAGACACCACTAATCATTAAACGTGAATCTTCGGACTTAACCTCTTCTAACATGTTTATGCTAACAATATCATCGTTGTAATAAGTTTCTTGTAGGCGTGTAAAGAACTCAGCTATTTTCGGATTCGTGTTTGGCGTGCTCCATTTGGTAATCTGAAGCTGGGCCTTTGCAACACCAGCAACTGTTACAGGAAGTGAATAATAAAATATTATATCATCGTTATTAGTTATACTGAACGAATCTAGTACTTGGGAATTTTCATCTAACAATGTTATGCTGAAATCAACAGGATATTCACCGCGTTTATCATCGCCAGCAATTATTACACCGCCCACAGACGATGTTTCGAAGTTAATTTCCAAGGTATCTGAAACGTTGCCATATATATCTGCGATATTGGAAGACCAATAGCCCATTTCTATCGAATTTAGCTCATCAACTGTTGGTGCTAATTTATAGCTTCCATCAAGGGTACAGCTTCCATCGAGACTAAGAATCTTATATGAAATTTTCTCTTTTCCATTGTTAACTTGTTGAGGATAACTTGTATATGCATTAGATGCTTGTGTAATTGTTACATTTCTTGTAACAAAAACATCCGTATAAACTATATCGGCTTTAGCATACAATTTTCGCGAAGAAGACCAGAGTGCATCCTTGAATTCTTGCGTCACATTTAGCATATGCTACACCTCGATAAACGCTATTGTGATTTCTTCCCAATAGCGTTGCCCATTTAAGATATAACCTAACTTTGTATTTATATTTCCACAATAACAAAGATAACTTTCTTCGACTCCTGAAACATTATAAGCTACATAGAAAAATGGTTTATGCAAAGATAAGAAACTTAGCATATTCTGAAAATCTGAGTCTTTCATATATTTCCACGAAACATCTAATCGCCTTTTTGTTGCAATATATTCCATCTGCATTGTTCCGTCCGCTGTTCTCTCTGACTTTGTTAGATCATAATAATTAAGAGCCACGTCCACAGGAGCGGGCGGTGTGTATTCATCTACACCTTTATAAAACTTTATTAGTGCCATCTTACATCCCCTCCTGCACTAATAATTGCAGTCCTTGTCTATCTGCCTCAGCTTGCAACTTAGGCAGAATTAAACGTGCAAAAGTATTTCCGTCTATTTCTAACACTATTTTTTGCTCGGATTCTATTCCAGTTGTTGAAGTCGTGGCAGCTTGTACCTTCATGGCAGTAAGTATCGCCGAATAAACTGCCTCTCCCACACTTGCCGCTATTACGTTATCACGTTCGAGCGGAATAACGGCTTCTTTCTTTCCACCTTCACCTAACATTGTTAGAGTTGGACCAGTTACGATTCCACCTTCTGCAAGTCCCAAGGCCCCTTTTACCGCCCCAACTGCCCACGCTCCAAATGCAACAATTGCAGCACCTATTCCTGCCATGGTTGCGGCAGCAGCGATAGGTGCGCCGGGGCCTAAAAACGCAAAGAATGCTACAAGCCCTGCATATGCTTGTGCCAAAAATGCACCAACAGCAGCGGCAGCTTGCCCAATCATACCAGCAACCCAATTAGCTAAACCTGTTAGACTAGTCTGAATAACTTGCCCCATAAGTTGCAAAAAAACGTATCTGAACATGTTTCCTACTGCGCCCCAAATTCCTTCCATCGCTTCTCCGATTGTTTCTGTACCCGAAAGCAATCCCCACAAATGACCCGCGATATCATCGCTCATTCTCTTGAAAGCATTAGACACCGTTTTTTGGATATCCTTCGCAGACAAGCCTAAATTCGAGAAAAAGCCTTGCATGTCGCTGGTTGCTTTTTCTATATCCGGCTTTGCCTCGTTCTGGATAGTATCGCTGATCGTTTGGAAGGCACCGACGACAGCACCGGATATTGTTTCAGAAGCACCAGACAAATTTTGTTGCATGCCACTAAACAATGTTTCAATTGTACTTATCATGTCGGGAATTATCGAGTTACCGACTAATATGTCGCTTGTATTTTCCCAAGCATTCACAATTCCTGTAGTCAAATCTATGTTTTCTTGTGCAATATTCCAAGACTCACCCTCCACTATTGTAGACGCAATTTCAAATGTTGTGCCGATGTTTTCAATCGCCGGAACTAATTCACCTTCAATATTTCCGGCGCTTTCCATTATGGCGCCTTGTAACTCACTTTCTAATGTGGAACTAAACCCTATTACGGGGATTTGCGATGTATCGAACGCGGTTGAAACCGCTTCCATGGTAGGAAGCAAAAGGCTATCAATGTTAGCTGAAACATTAGTTATTGCTGGTTGCACGCCCTTTTCTAATGTGCCGCCAAATCCAGATGCCGATTCTTCGGTGGTTTCGAAATTTACCTTTAAGCCTTCGAATTTTATGCCTGTATCCATAGCGGCAAAACCTGTTAGTTGCAATTGCCCCTCCACAAGTTGAAAGTTTCCAAGGCTTGTTTCTATTACAGGATTTAAAGTAGCAAAATCTTGTGACAATGTTGAGAAATTGGTGTGCAATTCCAAAGACGGTTTTACCATGTCTTCCACGGATTGCTTCAATGGCTCAAGGTTAACACTCTCTGACACACTTGAAAGATCTTTTATATCTCTAACAAGATTAGAGAATGGGCTTGTTTTCTCTTGTTCCTTTGATATTTCGTGGACTTCATCAAAACTCTGTAAGTTTTTGGATTGTACTTTTTGAAGAGATGATAATTCACTAACTAATTTATTTGTTGCTTGTGCTGCTTCGTTCGTAGCTTCTGCTTGGCGTATTAGCAATATTGCTGCTTCTTCATAGCTAACACCTAACTCTTCCGCTTTTTCGATTACTTGAGTAGATGAAATGTTATACTTGTCTAATATTTTTAGTGCTTTATTTAGTGCCTCAACACTCTTTGTTGTCTTCCACAATTGCATTGCTGCTGCATATCGTTCAGCATCACTTGCTGCCGCGTTCATTGCATCTTTTAATTCGTTCACCTTTTGTTTGAATTTTTCCGCTTGTATTGCTCCTGAAATAAAATCAACAATCAAAAAGCCTATGATGCCAGACAACACTTTGGCGCCGTACGACAGTCCTTGAACTGCTACGATAAGTTTATTAAGCACGTCTAACATTGTTTTGCTTGTAGAGATAATGACCACTATAGTCGACTTAATCGCAACAATAGATTTTAGTAGCGCTCCCAATCCTAATATAAGTGGCCCAATTAAAGCAGCAAAAACCAGCATTATCGCAACTGAATTTTGCAGCCATTGTGGTAAACTTGCAAATGCGTTTATCAAATTTTGTATGACTGGTAAAATGTCTCTAATAGCATTCATTAGCGATTGCAATACTGGCATAGCTGCTTGTCCAAATTGCAGGAATGTTATATTCAATTGTGCTTTTAGCTTTTCTAATTCTAGTCTAAAATTGTTAGCTCCCTGTAAAGCTTCATCACTTAACACAAGCCCGAGGTCATGCGCTTCTTGTCGTGCTTCTTTTATTGCGTCCGCGCCAAGACCCAAAACTGGTGCAATATCTTCCCACGCACGACCGAACAGCGCAGACCCTACAGCGTTTCTTTCTAAAATATTCTCCATAGCCGCAAGACGATCTATTATTATATCTACAAGCTTGTCTGGTGCTATTGTTTTTATATCTTTGAATGTTAGTCCAAGCTTAGAAAGTTGTTCAGCTGCTTGCCCGCCTTCATCTTCAAGCTGTGGCAGTCGCCTAACAAGTCCTTTAATTGCATTCGTAACAGTTTCTAGCTCTACTCCTGCAATTCGTGCTACATGTTGCCATTCTTGAATTGCTTTTGTAGATAATCCAGTTATTTGATTAAGATCTAAGATTCTATCAGCTGTATAACTAAGTTTGGCGGCTGCAGCAAAAGCAGCGCCGCCAAAGGCAAGCAGCGGCAATGTAACTGACTTTGTTAGAGTCTTGCCAACATCTTCAAATGTCTTAAACTGTTTTTCTATGTTAGATATTTCTTTTTTAATTGTAGAAAAAGCTTGTTTTAATTGCGTAGTTTCTGCAGAAAAAACAATCTTTATATTTCCCGCTTCAGCCATGTGTGTCACCGCCTTTCTGGTTGAAGCGCTGAACGAGCTCGTAATACTCTTTTCGTGCTTGTTCTATGGATTTTTTAGATTTACGTTTCTCAGTCTTATGTAAGAATCTTTCAAGGCGTGGCAATCTTTTTTGCCTATAAAACACAGCAGTTAGCCAGGCATTGGTAGTTATATCGTTATCTATCAATTTACGTCTAACTTTGTAAGCTTCTATCATTTCATTTAGCTCAGCTGGTGTTAGCTTAAGCATTTCTAATGGTGTTATATTTAAGTAAGTTAGGGCGACGCGCAAGGCTTCGTCATAGCTCCACGGCTCTACTTCTTCCTCGCGGTCGCCTTTGTCGAGTTTTTTGGTGTTCCGAATGACTGCATTATTGCCTCATTCACTTTTGCGCTAAGTTCTACAAGATCCGCATCATCCATAAGTTCTCCGACTTGTTCAACGGTTAAGTCAGGATCTTCCCATATAAGCCCGCACCACAGAAGCGTTCTTATTTCCTTAAGCCCAGGCTGTTTATTGGCTAACTCTGTTATAGGAATATTTAGCATTTCCTCTAACATTATTAATTGGTTTATCCCGTATCTAAGTTTTCTTGGTTTGTCTAACTCAACAACAACAAAAGGCTTACTCATCTTATCCCTCCTTAATATTGTTAGATATAGCTAAGTTTATGAAATAGTTACAGCGCCTGTGCCTTGAAATTCCGCGGATACCGTCATCGCATCTTCAAGCGCTGCGTCGTAATCTAAGGATGTTATGATAGCATCTCCGGTTGCAGTCCATACCCCGGGTTTTTCCATTGTGATTGTTACTGCTGTTCCAGCTTCAAAACGTGTTTGCAACTCTGCTAAAGCTGAATCTCCATCTACATAAAGTCCATCGCAACTAAGCGTCCAAGACTTAAGTCCGGCTAAGAATGTTCGCCAGTCGCCGGTATCTTTTGCGGTCGTATCTATATTGTCCCCGCTAAGGCTAAGTGTTGCATTTCGCTGTCCGGCTATGATTGTAGGAACTCCGGACACATCTACTTTTACAACAACATCTACGCCTTTAATTGCCATTTCATTCACCTCCTAACAAAGTTAGGCGATAGTTATAGCGCCCGTACCTTGCATTTCAATCGAGATTGTCATTGCGTCTTCAAGCGATGCATCGTAATCTAAGGATGTTATGATTGCTTGCCCTGTTGCGCTCCATTCCGTATCTTTTGCAAGCTTAACATTGATCACCGTTCCATTCATAAATGCATTTTCAAGCGCTAAAATTCCGCTGTCTGATGTTGTATATATACCATCGCAGCTGAGTGTCCAAGACTTAAGTCCGGCTAAGAATGTTCGCCAATCTCCTGTGTCTTTAGCGGTTGTATCTATGGTATCGCTGCTAAGACTGAGTGTTGCATTTCGTTGCCCGGCGATAGGAGTGTCTGGTGTTCCCGGCAAATACAACAAAACATCTACACCCTTAAAAATTGCCATTTTAACTCACCTCCAGAACTTGAAATCTAATCCTCACAATTCCGTGCCTGTAACCGTCCGGATCCCGCATTACTTCAACCATATCAACTGTTCCAAATACCTCTATGTTTGTTAGTTGCATTGAAGAATCATTAAATGTATCTACGATTGTTTCAATTATATTCATAACCTCAGCGTAGCCGTCGTAATCACTCCATATGTGTATTGTTAGTGTTATTTCAGATCCTTTGTTTAACTTTGTTGCATAATCTACTGCAGTATCTTCGCCAATGACGACGTAAGGCATAGGTGCTCCATCCGGTACCGCATCGTAAACATCGCATGTTAGGCTGGTTGTTAGCCATTGAAAAACCTTTTGCTGTAATTCCAAAAGTGGTGATTTCATTTCATATCGCTTCCCATTATTTTTTCAAGGCGCCTAAGAAACTTAGGCCTTTCTTCTTCGAATGCTGGGAATAAATATGGTCGCGCTTTCATTTTATACGTTCCGAATTCCACATAAGCTGCATACGGCATATATGCTCCAACTTCAACCTCCATATCATCTAACTTTTTTATAGAAATTGAATTTCTCAGCGATCCTGTATCTACGGGACATCGTTGTTTTGCCCCGGCTTGGACTTTTGTTGCTGTGTTAATTATCTCTTTTTCGACTTCTTTTTCTATATGATTGTTAAAACTGTCTAAGTTTTTTATAACTTCATCTGTGCCTTTTATCTTAACCTTTATGTTCACGAGATCACCTCTTCACATAGCAGTTCTATTAGCTCGTTTTTTTCTTCAACGTTTATGACTGCAAGAATGTTAAATATTCGCGATCCAGATATTGCACGCATTTGTGGCTTAATTCCATCTAAGTATCTTAGCGTTATTTTATGAGAAACTGTATTCATAACTTGCTGTGCTTTGTACCTTTCATCGCCACGTAAGGGCTGTATTTTCGCCCAAGTTGTGGCAAAGTCATTCCATGCTTTTGTATATCCTCCATATCCATCTGGTGTGCGAGTTAACGTCTGAATTGTAAGTTTTTGTCTTAATTCTCCGGCATTCATATGCGCACCTTCCTAACATTCTTAAGTATATCTAACATTCTTTGGGTCACAGAAGTACCGTCCCTGTGCTCATATTCAAGCGCTACACCTTGCATAACTGCTTGTTTCAAAATCTCCTTGTCCGCAGCCTTAGTTTGATAGGTTATATAAACTTTGTTATATCCATAAAGTGGCAGCACAACAATTTCATCTGCTTCAATTTCTACAAGTTGCGTTATATCCTCATCGTCGGCAATAACTTCTGCAACTGTATCCACGGGTATAAACGGCATGGCAATGTAACGCGATAGTATGTTAGATTCGCATATTTTTATTGTTGTCGGCCTAAGCGTGTATCCTGAAATGTCTTCGACTAACTCTGTTATACGTTTAATAGCTTCTTGCAACATTGCATCATCATCTGTATGTGTTATTCTAAGAAAGTTTTTCACTTCATCAATTGTTAGGGGCAAAGAACTATCTGGTGTATAAGAAACTATGCGCATATTATCACCTCAACGAGGGCGGAAATCCGCCCTCAAAATCATGTTGCGGGAACTTGCAAAACTCTCATCGCGTCGGGTCTTATAACGCTTCCGCCCACGCGATAATGAACTTTTATTCCAACCAAGCCACTTTCAGCATACAATTCATTCAATCTTTGAACTGTTATCCCAAGCCTGTCTATGATGCGATACCCCGACTTAATATCTCCAAATATCGCAACATTGCCAGTAGAGCCGGCAGCCGGTATTTCGTCAATATCGTCCTGGTTATAGATAGGAAATCCTGCGAATGTTGCAGGTGCACCGGCTTGAACTGCAGGCTGCCAGAGATACTGACCATCGTTGTCTTTTAACTTTCTTAGGGCAAGCTCAGTTTTTGAGTTAACTATAAGCACACCATTTTTACGATATTGCGCAGGAACCGCATAAATAAGATCCAAAATGTCGTCTATTGTGATCGCGCCAGCTTGTCCCGCGGTTACCCTCGTAACTGTGGTCCCGTTCAAAATTCCGTCCGGCTCTCCATTTGCATGTCCGGTTCCGGCGATAAATGCGGTATCCTCGGCTGCAGCGATAGCGCGTGCGAAAGAATCCACGATAATTGATTCCAAATTCTGGTCGCTATCCATTAGCTCATCTTCGCCGATTTTCACCAGGCCATAGAGATCTTCCACGTACTGGTAAGCTTCGCTGGGTGTTGGCGTTGATTCTGTAATAGCCGCGCCGGTTTCAAGTTTGCCCCAGCCCACGCTTACTTCTGTCAAACTTCTGTATCTCAATCTATCTCTGTTAGTTTGTCGTACGGTTGCGAGGTTGCGCATAATAGTAAGCTTAGGCAAAGCGCGCATTATTTCCGCTTGCAAGTCTTCGGGAACAAGTATTTGTCCTGTAGTATCTTCTACCAGCGCTTTTGTTTCTATTACTCCGTGTCTAACAAAGTTAAAGAACGCTTTTTTCAATTCCATGTTTTTCTCACCCTCTTTTGTAGCCATCGGACGTTTCACAAGTATCTCGATGCTTTCAAGTTTTTCAGCCAGTGTTTTAACTTCTTTTTTTAGCTCTTCTTTTTCATCTGTTATTTTCTTCAAGCCACTTTCTACGGTATCGATAAACTCACTAAGTTTGTTTTCCATAGTTAATCCTCCTTTCAAAATAACCTTTTCAGTTTGGCTATAGCCTCATCTAACTTTCTTATATGTTTTTCTTCTGGCGGCTCGGTTTGCTCTTCTTGAGTGTCATTGGACGGCTCAGAAGTGTTAGCGCCGAGTGCCTTAACGAATTCGTCTTCTCCTGCAGCTTCGAGAAGCTTAGCCAAAGACATAATGACTTCCTTTATTAGCTCTTTATTTCGTGCATTTAACACTTTACCTTCTTTAGTTTCAAGAATCTGAGATATACCTAACATTGTATAAATATCCAGCTCGATATTTTTCTCTTCTTCTTCCCACGGCGGTATTCTGTCTAACTTTGTATAATACTTATCGAGATGTGCTTTAATAAGTTCAATATCGCTGGCAGGTATATTCACACCACCGCGCGCACCCTGTATTGCTGCAGCTGCTGCAAAAATAGCTCGTGGAACTGCTTTCAATCCGCCATCAATTACGTCTGCAATTGGTAATTTATACGCTCCAAGTGTATCTTCTGCATCTTCATCATACCACAAAAATGCTTTACGATACTTAGCCCAGTCTATCTTTTCTAGATCACCGGAACCATCTGAACTTGCCCATTTTCTAACATTTTCGCGTGCTTTATTTGCATCCCATGCAGTATCTAAATCAGCAAGTGGAAGATTCTGGTATGGTACAACTTTTTTCACTCTAACAATATTAGCTTGTTCATTTGCTGGAAATGTAACAATGCTTATTTCCCACAACTTAATTTCGGTCAAGATTCTTTTACCGCTGCGATGCGTGTATTTCATTACTTCGTACCCAATAGACAAGCCATTTAGTGCGCCCTGCTTTAATAGCGCATAAGCTTCTTTGCCTTTTTCAGTCTGCAAGTTTATTTCGCCCTTGATGTACAATCCTCTATCGTCTTCAAAAATTTCTTTTACAACTCCAATTGGCTTGTCTGGGTTGTGCTGATACAGCAGCGGTATAACTTTGTTAGATGCCTTTAAGTCGGCTAACGTTTTTCTAAATGCGCCTTTTTCTATAATATCACCAGTAAGATCTTCATTACCGAATATGGCGGCATAACCTTCAAAATAAGCAAAGCCATCCTGTTCTTCAAAACTAAGATTCTTAATTTGAAAACTTCTTATTTTCATAATTATACCTCCTTCACTTTTACTTTGTATCAAAAATAATGGAACACCGGCAGTTGGGGTGAAGCGGCGGGGCGTCTACTTCTCCAAAACTGCCATTTAAATCAGCCTTTTTTCCGTCCATTGCTGCACATTCTTCACACAGTCTATCGTCTTCTGTTGTTAGCCATATCTTAGTAACTTTAATATCTGTTCCGTCTATTATATCATTAATGTTAGCTATTGCACCGTGGTTATACGCATAATTTAGCTCGGTTCGTGCTATTACTTTAGCACGATATCTTATCATTTGTTGGGAGTATTTTTCAAGCGCTTTTTGCACTTGTGCTGGCGACATTTCTTTACCTAATTCTTCTGCTAATTTCTGTAGTCTATTTGCCTGTGGTTCTGAGAGTCCAATAAACGGTCTAAGTTTTCTAGACAAATCATAAGGCGATGTAGGTTCCGCCGCTATGTAGTAATTTAGCGCGAATTCTAACACATTACGCTGCTCGTTGTTTATCTTAGTTATAAGACCGGCACCGCGTTTTCGCCATTCAACTTCTACAAAGCGCAGAACCCTATCTTTTGCAACGTTTTCCATAACAGATTCAAAGCCAACAATACCAGCAGCTAAATATAAGTTTCTTAGCATATCTTCTGTATTAGTTAAAGCTCGTGCCACAACGGTTGAAAGTACATCTTGCACGATAGATCCAAGACTTTTACTTTCTAACAATGTTACAGATTTTTCTTCTCTTGCTTCTTCCCATATGCGTCTATATTCGCCGGTGAAATAGCGCTCATAACTGTTTAACAATCTTTTAAGCCCATACTCTAAGTTAAGCGGGAATAACTTTCTTATATCATTCTTCGCTCTCATCCATTCCCAACCCCATAGGTATAAGATTGGCAGATACCATCGTGTAATTTCCGCCTTTTATCGGTTTATATCCGAGCAATTCTCTGGCTTCGTTTGGAGTTAATATGCCGGCTTGTACTCCTTTAACGGCACGGTCCCACGTATGTGATTGTTCTTCTTGCAATGCATCAATTGAATCATAATCAATTGCTATAAGAATGTTAGAAAAATATCGCGACAATTCTCTATTAAATTCTTCAATTATCATTTCTGCTAGTGGTATAACAGTGTTAGAATACAGCTGCCTGTTAGCTTCTTGGAAATTGGAATAAGTTTTGAATTCTGGCTCTCCGATGAGTTCTGGTGCTACACCGAGAACAACCGCTATTTCGCGCAACAATATTTTTTGTGCAGAACTCCAATCAAATTGATCTGGATTGTATGATATTTGCTGCCATTTTAAGCCACCTTCTAGAATCAGTGGTTTCCCGGTGTTAGCCGCGCCTTGATAATTCTTAGCCTCCTCTTTCAATCTTTCATATTGTGTTTGGCTCAAAGGCGCCTCGCTCACAAATGCACCGCTTGGTCTCATGCCGTTTGCAAGTAATCCATTTTGCCATTTTTTCATTTCAATGTACTGATCAATCGTATAGGCTAATACGTGCAGAGGGGAGAGTCCAAAAAAATCATCGTTAGGGTTATATAACTTTATATGAATAACTTCTTCGGCCGGTAATTCCAATGTGTAACCATTGACCGTGTATTCATATCTTTTCACAATCCCCTTTTGATTTCCCGGTATTATTCTCATTCTATCCGGTGCAAGATTATACAATTCTTTTGGCTTATTTCCGGCTAATATTATTTCAATAAATGCGTTGCCTGTTGTGAGCAGACATGTCACTATTTCTTTCAAAAACGATGTTTGGCCTTGAAATGGATTAGGGTTGGAAAACAAATTCCAAAACTCATTTTCGGTTTCTAACACAGTTTCATTTTTCTTAGTGACATAACGCAAATTAGCCACTGCTCGAGCTATGAGATTAATAGCAGCATAGACATAAGGTACTTGCTTGTATCCTTCTGAAATCATCGCCTGGAAATTTGGTTGTCTAACATACTTATACGCTTCTAATATTGTTGCCTGTGTTCTGCTTTCTTTAACAAACAATCTTTTTATAAATTCAAACATATTAGTCCCTCCTAGCATTATATATCTAACACATATATGTTTGGCTTAGATTGTTCAAGATATCCAGTAATTGCATATCTCAGCGCATCCATTGCGTGGTCGTCAAACTTTACTGGTTCGTCTAATATTGTATCACCTTTTTTGCGCCAAGAGTAGTTTTTTATTTCGCGTATTGTATTCACGCAACTGTTAATTATATTTATTTTTCTTCGTTTAACTTTATCTATCCCATCTTTAATATTCTTTTTCACGCCTTGTATCCAATATCCGGCCTGCTGTATTTCTTTTATTCTATCCGGTTCGGCTGAATCTGCGAAGATAGGAACATTCTTAGATACATTTAACTCTTTTAACTGTTCTATAAGCTCAGAGTTGGTTAAGTGGGATCTATAAAGCTCGTCTAACACGTATATTTCATTATCCTTGATTCCTACTTTCAGCAAACATGTTGGATTATTGAAGCCAAAATCCAGTCCATAAAATACATCATCTAACTTTGTTGGCTGGTTATTCACGACATCCCAGTTTGTGTATATGATTGTCTGCGGTGTTGCAAATTCACCAAGAGTGTATATTTGGTACAGTTCCTCATTTTCATGTTTCAGTTGTTCAAGCAGCTCGGAATATTCTTTATTCAAAAATGGATTGTCGTTGTAAGTAACACGCAACGATGGAACATTCTTATCTTTGACTAACTCTACTAGCCATTCTACATTAACGGGATTGAATGTAATAAACATCTGGTTAAGCGATTTACTTTTTCGTCTTAGCCTCATTTGCAGGTAAAGAAAATCGTCTTTTGTGCATTCCGTGGCTTCTTCTAGCCATATCATGTTAAATTCAGATGATTTAAGTTTCTCAGGATTATCTAAACCTCTTAGCCATATCTCAGAATCTTTAATCAAAATTCGAAACTCGGCTATTTTATCTTGGTACTCAACATCCATTTCAGACAGGGCTTCACGAATAATGGGATACACAGAATCGCGCAAGCTTCTCATAACCTTACGCACAACTAAGATTCTTAGCGGTTCAAGAAGCGCTCTGTAAATGAGATATCGTGCTACAGTGTAAGATTTTCCCGCGCCAGCACCGCCATATATAACAATCGTATCTTTGTCTAAATTTGTTGCTATGAACTGCCAGATTTTGTTTATCACTCTTGTCTTACCCACAGTTTATTACTCCTGCTTAAGAGTGTTAGCATCGACTAATTCTATTTTTATCTGCGGTGCTTGTTTTTGGTCTACTTCAAGATCCTGCGTAATCTTCTGTTTATCCAGTTGTTCAAGATACTGCTTGCCAAGCCAAATTAACATTGTTACATTTCCATCCATGGCTTTCTTGTACTGCATCCTGCGAAGTGATATTTTTGCTTCTTCTCTGCCTTTTTCAAACACACGGCGAAATTCTGGATTTTTTTGCAACGTTCTGACATGAATATCTAACACACTTGCAATTTCCTCTTGTGTGCAAAATATACGTGCCAATTTATAAACAAGATCATAGTCAATTGTTTTTCTTGGCCTTCCTCTCTTCGCCATCTTCGTCGCCTCACCTTTCTAACTTACTTAAGAATTTCAAAACATCTTGCATC